TCCAGCGGGTCAGGGACGGCTTCCTCTCCAAGCAGGACTTCCCCCGGATCACCACGGCCGGGAGCCGGGTCTCCCAGCAGAATATCTGGATCGACGAGACGCCAAGCCTCTCGCTCTACGCGCTGCGGGCCCGGGCGCGGAGGCTGAAGCTCCAGCACAAGATCGGCCTGATCGTGATCGACTACCTCCAGCTCATGCGCTGCCCGAGCAAGCGTGGCGACGCCAATAGGGCGCTTGAGATTGCCGACATCACCGGCGGGCTCAAGACCCTGGCCAAGGAATTGGATATCCCGATCATCAGCCTAGCCCAGTTGAATAGGGAAGCCGAGCGACGCGGCGAGCCGAAGCTCTCCGACCTCCGCGAGTCGGGGAGCATCGAGCAGGATGCCGACGTGGTGCTCCTGCTTAACCGGAACAAGGAGGACCCCTCCGAGCCGTCCAAGCTGATCGTGGCCAAGCAGCGCAACGGCCCTGTCGGCCCGATTGAGCTGATGTTTGACGGGGAAAAGACCCGCTTCCGCGACTGCACCGACCGGAAGTACTCAAACTCCGAAGAGCACCGCCAGAAGGGCTACACCAAGAAGGCCGCCTAAGCACTCACCCCATGACTGCCACCAAGCCACTCACCATTTCGAGGATCCTTCTCGGCCAGCCCTACGTCATCCATCAGCCGGACTCGGTCATGGTCCCGGCGGTGGATGTGCGGGTGCTGGCCGAGAATGGGGGAATGTTCAAGCGGACATTCCTAGCATTCGGCCTGAGTAAGGAGCTCGTCCGCTCTGCCTGGGAACGCGAGCCCGAGAAGTTCCTCAAGGTCGAGCTCAACCAAGTCTCTTCCCCAACTCCCGACTCCCAACTCCCAACTTCCTAATCCCCATGACTTTTACCAATCCCCGCATGAATGGAAAGATCCTCCGCATGCTTCAGGCCGTCGGCCCTGCCGAGATCTCGCATGGCGATGCCCGGCTCATGCGACTGGCCTGTGACAAGTGGCTCCGCGAGCGCGATCCCCAGTGGCGCGAGCCGAACAGCTTCTACTTCGGGTCCATCCGCCAAAAGAAACAAACCGCATGAAAAAACAAACCTACACCGAGGAGCAAGTGAACGGCCTTTTGGAGAAAATTAACGAGCTGAAAGACCAGCGTGACCAGTGGGTCATGATGGCCGCCCGCTTGTATGAGTTACCCTCCTGCAAGCATTTCCCTGATTGGAAAAAAACCCTTTCGGCCTCAAGGGGGCCGTGGGGTGAGGACTGTCCTGTCTGCCTTTGCAGGAAACGCATGACCGACATGGTGGACGAGCTTCATTCGGTTTCTTCAGCCTTCAGCCTTCAGCCTTCAGCCCTTCCCCAGCCATGACCCTCATCGAGAACCCCATCCGATCCCTGACCATCGCCATGATGGAGCAGGCGGTCGAGGACTATGTCACCCTCCGTGAGCTCGGCTGCGTGCGGGCTCAGGAGGTCGTGAAGGAGAAGTGGCGCTATCAGATCGGTCTCGACTGGAGGTACAGCCCGCTGGGTTACCGGGCACCGCGCCAGGTGGCCGAGCTGATCGAGTTCCTGATGGGTCCCTACTTTGAGAAATTCTGCGACTACGTCTCGACCGATGACGTGCACTGGCAGGCCTGGAAGTTCCGCCAGCGGCTCGGACTTGTCCCGGGAGCAGTTCGGCTCTTAACCCGCGACGACCTCACGTGGATTATGACGCCTTCCCACATGAGAGAGCGCCAGCGCAATTCCGTCGACGGGAGCCAACTTGCCGAGATCCCGCTCTACAACACCGAAGAGAACGCCATCCCCGACCACGACCATGAACCTGACATTCAAGCCGCGTAAGGAACCCCTCGGAGTGATCCACCCATTCCCCGACCTGAAAATGCCCGAATGGCCCGAGCACTGGCCAAGCGTGGTCGCCTTCATCGGCCCGGCAGGGTGCGGGAAGAGCACGGCTGCCGCCCACCTTGTGGAGCGCGGCTACACCCTGCTCAAGTTCGCTCACCCGATCAAGGAGATGCTCCGTGTGCTGGGACTCGAGGACCGGTACCTGGAGGGAGATCAGAAAGAAGTTCCCTGCGACCTGCTGGGAGGAGCCAGCCCGCGACGTGCCATGCAGACACTCGGCACCGAGTGGGGTCGCAAGCTGATCCACCCCGACATTTGGGTGAATGCCTGGATGAGGGAGGCTGTCTGGCGACTCCAGAATGGCCAACGCCTCGTGATCGACGACCTCCGCTATCCGAACGAGCTCGACGCCGTGCTGCGTCTCGGCGGGTCGACGCTGCGGATCGTCAGGAAGGATGTCCACCAGTGCGAGCAACACGACAGTGAGACCCAGCACATCATCAGCCAGCGGGTCATCGTGAATGACGGCACTCGCTCGGACTTCCTGACCAAGGTCACCGCCGCGCTCGACTCACTCAACCCAACCCAACAAGCCGCATGAGCAATACCGACAACAAGCTACAGAATGCCTACAAGGCTGCTGAGGAGAAGCGCAGGAGGGCGGCTCAATCAGCAGAGGATAAGCGGCGTCATGCCGCCATCACTCGTGACCGCGACACCATCCCGATGGACTTCGGGGGATTTGACATCGTCGAGAATCCCGGAACCTACGCCGAGGACCCGATCTGGAAGCGCTACTGGAAGACCGAGGGGGTGAGGGCATTGAATGCCGACAACACGGTTATCACCGATGCCATGGAGCGCTTCCGCCTGGCATTCGAGCTGGGCTACATGGCGTGCCGAAAGCTCGAGAAGAAAGAAGAAGCGACACTTCCTGTCACCGGCCTCGACGTGCCCGACTACCCGGAGGGTGGCGAATGAGCGCGGGGAAGGGGAGCGCCCCGAGGAACTGCTTCTCGCGCCAGTATAGGGAGAACTTCGATGCGATCTTTAGGAGGTCGAGCGTCGAGGGTCGAATGTCGAAGGCCAGCAAACCTAACAGCCTAGAGCCTAAACCCCTAGCGCCTATCCCCCGCACCGTCCCTCCCCACCCATGAGCTTTAAGCGCATCTGCACGGCCACGATCCTCGGGAAGCGGTGGACTATCGGGTTCGGATTCCCCGGCAAGACAGGAGGCGTCGTCGATGACGGCTCCGCCGACAAGGATCTCCGGCGGATCGTGATCCATGCCGCCCGGAATGGCCGCACTCGTTCGCTCGTGGAATGCACCGTCCACGAGCTGCTTCATGCCCGATTCCCCGACATCGAGGAGCAGGCCGTGACCGAGTTCGGCGAGCTGGTCGCCCGCGTCTACGAAAAGCTCGCCTCCCACGAATAACCCCCAACCAACCAAACCAACCAACAACCAAATGAGCGAAAGCAACCAACCCAAGGGCACCTTTGTCCTCTTCAAGAACATCAAGAAGGAGGGCGACCACCCCCGCAAGCCGGTCTACTCCGGATCGATCGAGCTGCCGGACGGCACCAAGTTCGATCTGGCGGGATGGATCAACGAGGGCAAAGTCGGCTCCAAGATCGAGGGCCAGAAATACATCAAGGGAGAAGTGAAGGAGCCCTGGGTGCCGCAACAAAAGGTCGAGAGTCGAGAGTCGAGGGTTGAAAGCCAGAAGCCCGCCCCCTCGGAGAGCAACCTCGCCGAGGACGACATCCCGTTCTGAGGAAAGCCTCTGACCTAACAGTCTAACAGTCCAACAGCCTAAACCCCTTCCTTCATGCTCCAAACTCCCCACCCCGTTCACCCGATTGTCGAGCTGATCGGCCGCCGCAAGGATGGCCGGATCGCGGCCCGCGTGGGTGAGCGGGAGCGGATCTTTACCAAAGATCAGCTCGCGGCCTTCATCACCGCCCGGGAGGAGGGGATCCGGATGGAGAAGGCCGACCCGCTCCGCTACGGGCATGAGCCCGCCTCCTGGGTCCGTGCCGACGGCGAGCGGGCCCGGCTGCGGGAGAAGTTCCAGGTCGGAGTGATCGAGGAGTGGAACCTGGGCGGGAACCGTGCCGGGAAGTCGGAGCGGGCGGCCAAGCGGATCGTCCAGCTGATGATCGAGAAGGACTTTGCCAAGGTCTGGTGTTTGCAGAGCACCGAGGCGAGTTCGATCGAGAACCAGCAGGGCCTGATCTGGAAATACCTCCCGACCGAGTACAAGAGCGAGACCGGGAAGCTCCGCCAGGGCACCACCACCAAGATCAACTACTCGGTCAGCGGCGGATTCACCGAGAACAAGCTCGTCCTGCCGAATGGCTCCATGTGCGTTTTCAAGTTCTACTCCATGGATGTCAAATCGGTGGAGGGTGCCGAGCTCGACTGTGCCTGGGCGGATGAGTTGGTGACGCCTGACTGGCTCGAGGCACTGCGCTACCGACTCCTGACCCGGAACGGACTGCTCCATGTGACCTTCACCCCGGTGGCCGGTTACACCCCGACCGTGGCCAGCGTGCTCAATGGGGCCGTGACCACGGAGGAGACCGAGGCCGAGCTCCTGCCACGGATCACGGGGGAGGGATTTGAGAAGGTGCCACTCATCCAGCAGCCGGTGATGCGGAATGCCGGGA